GAAACAGCATAGCGGCCCAGACCATCGCCACTCCGCCCGTGCTGACAAGGCCGGACGCGCTGGGGGAGGACGTGGAGTTGTGGGGCGAGGTTTACACGGCGATGGGGGCCACGGCCAGCGTCTTCACGGCCACTTACACGGATTCGACCGGAGGCGGACCCAAATCGGCCACCTATTCCATGCCCGCCAACGCCTTGGCCGTGGGACAGATGTTTCCGTTTCTGTTGGCGGCCGGGGATACCGGGGTCAGGACGGTATCGCAGGTTCAGTTGTCGATCAGCACGGGGACGGCGGGGGACTTCGGTCTGGTCCTGTTAAGGCGGGTAGGGGAACTTCCGTGCTCAATAGTCAACGCGGCGGTATTTATGGACGCCTTCTCCCTGGGGATGCCACAACTGTATTCCGGAGCGTGTCTGGCGTTGATGGTTCTATGTACTGCGGCGGCGTCCGGACAGTGGCAGGGAGCGGTGGAGTTTATTCAAGGGTAGGCGATGGCTGGAGATGGCGCATTCCCGAATCAGTTGGGTGAACGGGTTGACCGTCCATCGGTCACCCAGAAGCCGGACAACGGGGTAACCGATGCCCTGGTGGAATATTTTTTCGGGGTCTCCGGACCCATCTCCCTATCCGGAACGGCGTCCGGGGCCGGGCAGGCAGTGGGGTTTCTGGTCCTGGTGGACTTCCTGTTGGAGGGGACCGCGTCCGGGGCTGGACAGGCCCTGGGGACACTGGTCCTGATAGCGCCTTCGCCGACACAGGCCGTGATAACGCCATTCGGAGGTAGAAGGATGCTGCCGGAGAAACCCAGAAGGCCGAACGAAAACGACCGTGCTCTGGAGGAAGAGGCGGAGGAAGCCAGGGCGGTGGTGAGATCCTGGACCCAGGCCGGGCCGGGATTCGGGGCGGGCATCAGCGGTGTCGGTGGACTGGCTTGGCGGAACGGACCGGGGGGCGGACTGGGATCAATGGGCGGACTGGGCGATCTGGGGCCGAACGAACTGCCGGGCTACAATTCGCGCCGCTTCGATAACGCATCTGGACCCGAACGTCTGGCCAGAGCGTTCGCCAAGCGGGGCCGGGTGACCACCCCGGCGATCATCGACGGCGATGTCACGGTGATCGACTACACGGTCCCCATGGGCTACTGGTGCAGGATTCAGCAACTGTCCTGCACCTACAGCGGTACGGGGTTTGTGGACGGAAGCGGCGATCTGGAATGGCGTTTGCTGATCGGATCTGTGTACGCCCGCAACATGGGCCGGATTCTGTTCGAACTGGGGACTCCCAGTTGCGCTTTCCCAATATCGGACTACATTGGGGTCAGGAGCGGGAGGAGGGTCAGGATGATTGTCAGGACGATCAACGCAAGCGGCAATATCCAGGTGGGGGCAAGCCTGATCCTGTGCGCGGTCCTGGGCTACATGATTCCGGCCGGAAAGCCGGTTGGAGAAAGGATCAGAGGAGGCGGGTCATGAGGAAAAGAATCCTGTTCTGGACGCTGGTGGCCTCCGGATTCATATGGGGACAGAATCCTCCCGCCTACCAGCAATTCCCCGATTGCAACGTGGCATTCACGCTATCCGGCACGGTAGCCCATAGCGCCGTGTTCGACAACCGGCAAGTGGGCTGTACCTACTGGGTCCTCAATACCAACGTGGATTCGGGGAGCGCCACCGGGTCCGTGCTGGTCCTGGAGTACGCCCCTACCAGCGCCGGGGCTCCAGGTGTGTTCGCCACGTTCCCGGTCGTATCTGGGGACAACCCGCATACGTTCGACACGGACACATCGGACCAGATACAGGTGTTCGGACTCCAGCCATGGATCAGGGTGAGCTATACGGCCGCTCTGGCGTCGGTGGTCAAGGGCAATCTGATCGGCTGGAAAATCAGACCGGGAGCCGGGAGTGGATTGCCCGTCACGGCCTTCATCGGGGACGGGGCCAACCTGGACGCCTTTTCCCGTCTCAGGACTTCCAACGGGGTCACCCTGTTCGACAGCCAACAGGAGTACAGCTTGAGCCCGTTCCTGTGGACCACCATAACGGCCAACAGCGGAACGGCCACCTACACGGCCAACATATCGGCCACCAAGCTGGCCACGACCGGAGCCAATGCCAGCCGCGCCGTGGTCCAGTCCAGGCAGTACATCAGGTACCAGCCCGGCAAGGGGCAACTGGTCATCGTTACCGGAGTACTGGGTACGGCCGGGGACAACAATTCCCGCCGCATCGGCCAGTTCGACGACGCCAACGGTTTATTTTTTTCCGTGGACCAGAACGGGGCGGCCGTCAATCTCCGCTCCACCGTGGCCGGAGTCCTGACGACTACCAGAATCGGGCAGGCCGATTGGAACCTGGACCGCTTCGACGGGACCGGGCCAAGCGGGGTCACGCTGAACACCACCAGGACGCAGATATTCATTATCGACTACCAGTGGCTGGGAGTCGGCCGCATCCGTTACGGTCTGGACGTGAATGGCCGGATCTACTACTGCCACCAGATTTTCAACGCCAACAATCAGAACAACGTCTACATGGCCTCGGCTAACCTGCCCGTGCGGGCGGAGAACGTCAATACGGCGGCCTCCACCGTGGGGACGGAAATGCAGTTGATCTGTGCCACGGTCACCAGCGAAGACGGCTTTGAGAACGACCGGGGCTATGTGTTTTCCGCCTCCAACGCCGGTACGACCATAGCCACCACGGGGACCACTCTCAGGCCAGCCCTGTGCATCCGGCCAAGACTGCTTTTCAACACCAAGCCCAACCGGGGCCAGATCGTGATCGAAGACGCCGGGATCACGGTGGGGGCCAATCTGTACTGGGGACTGGCCTACTACTCCACTCCGGCCGGTGGAACGTTTGTGGCCGTCCAGACCGGGAGCATCACGGAGACCGATGGCCAGAGCGTGGCCGGGACCGTCCTGAGTACGACTTTCGGCACTCTGGGAACAATCGCCTATCAATCCATTTCGTCCGGACCGGCCAACGCCAACCGCGTTCCGGTGTCCGTCCAGATAGTCAACAAATTCCCCATCACGATCAGCGCGGACGGAGCCACTGCCGACAACGTCTGTATTTTCGTCCAGTCGCTGTCCGGTAACGTCCAATGGAGCGCATGGCTGGTCTGGCGGGAACTGTACTAGGGTAACTGTATTAAGGTTTGGACATCCGATTGAACGAAAGGGGTGCGAGGATGCACGATGAAGACAGGAACAGAGGCTTGAACAGGGGCTTGGACTCAACAGGTGAGATCAACGAATCGGCTTCGGGCCGGACTGGGCCTGACCCGGAGAAAAAGGACGAAGTGGACATCGCTATCAATGGCAACAAAGGACCAACGATCAGATTCCGGATCGGCGTTCTGGCTGTCATCAACGGAATCATTTTACTTGTGGGTTTTGGGGCCACGTTCTCCCTGTTGAAGGCGGACGTGGACGACCTAAAAGTGGAGGGCAAAAGTACGGCCAACCACATTCACACCGTCATTGAAGAATTGAGTGGCATCAAGACCGGCCAGGACTACCTACGGGAGGAAGTCCGCTTCCTCCGGGACGAACTGGCCGCCAGCGATATTCTGAGAGACAAAAGAGACAAGCAAAGGGAGGCCATAAACAAGTGAGCGAACCAAAGCAGAGCAAGGGCAAGACGTTCCTTCGAATCTTTCAGGGAGTCCTGACGGTGGCCGCCGCCACGGTCGTCACAGACCCGTCGCTGGTCACCCAGTTGGTACCGCTGGAGGCCCAGCCCAGGGTCATGGCCGGAATTGTTATTCTAAGCTCCCTCCTGCCTTCCGTGGTAGGTGGCCCGGCCGGGGCTTCCCTGGGCCGGGGGATCAAGGCCGGATTCCTGGGCAAGAGGAGCCCCAATCCGCCGTCCGGCCTCTGAAAGGCCCGTTTTTAGCCCCAACGCCGTCCACAGGATCGCCCAGGCGTGGCGCTTGAGGCTCCGGCGATAGTCCAGCATCCCCCCGGAGCCGGGCGCGTCCTGGGCCGTCCCTGGGGGACTTTAGAGTCTAAACTTTTGAAGGGGGTACCCGGAAATGGCCGGTACTATTGAGGATCTGGTCCAGGCAATCATCAGGCAGGAGGACCCGCAGAATCCCAGGGCGGCCCATGCCAGGATGGTGGCTGGATTCGGGAAGTACAATCCGGGGCATTTGATGTATGCCGGGCAAACGGGGGCCGTGCCGGTGAGTCTGTATGCCGGGGGGCGGGCCTGGGCCGGGTGGAACAGTTGGGAGGAAGGCGTCCAGGGAATCCGGAATCAGATCAGGAGAGACGCCAAGAGAGGATTGAACCTGGAGCAGTTCATCAACAAGTACGCCCCGGCAAGCGAGAATCCGACCAGCGCCTATGTCGGCAATGTGGAAGCCTGGGCGGGGATAGACAGGCGGACGCCGCTGGTCCAGATCGGTGGCGTGTTGGGGGGGTCGTCAAGCGGGGGAAGCGGGCCGGGTAACCTGCCGGGATACGGAGATCCGGGATGGCCGGAGGGATCGGATGAGCCGGACGGGTCGGGTGGTGGCGGGGAGCCGGACCTGGGCTATACCGAACAGATCACCGGGGAGGGGTCGGAGCTGGGGGCGGCTATGGCGATTGGGGCCGGGCTGTTGGTTCTGGCGCTGATAGCGTGATAACGTAAATAGCAAGCCGGTCCACCCCATGAGCGAAAGCCGGGGGAAGGTCCAGGAGTCCCGCTCCGGACCCGGTTCACTCCTCCGAACTGGACCGGCTCAGTTCTCCCATAGTTCAATTGCTCCGGCCGCCTGTTGACATTCCGGCAACTCGCGCTTAACCTGATCCTGAGGCCTGGGGGTGTGGCAGCTACCCAGGCTGGTGACGCGGGCGGGTCTCCAATCCACCGGCCCCCATAAGGGAATACCCAGACGGCGGGCCGGGCTCATAGTCACCACCGGGGCGGGAGGGCAACCCCCCATTGAGAGGCCCCAGGGAATCCGGAAACAGGCACCCGGACCCCTGGGGCCTTTCCTTTTGGAACGGCCGCTGGAGGCCCAAACTGCCATAGTAATGAGCAATATAACCCCCTAGACCACCCGTACTAGACCTAAGTCCTTTATTTTCCTCTTGTCCCAATTGCTCACTATTTGTATAGTGGGCAATAGGCCCCCAGAGAGCGGATAGCGGGGCCGGGAGAAAAGGATTGGGGACGATGAGGCACAAAGTTGAGGTCATCCCACCAGCCAAAAAATGGGACATGATGGTGGTATCCCAACAGATCCTCTCCGGCGCTCAGGACGGGACTCTGTACGGTGGACTCACCACGGACCTGATTCCGGACGATGAGCTTCCATGGCTCAAGGGGGATATTCGATTCTTCGGGGGGACCTATGAACCGGGCCACGACCGGGAAGCCTTCCGGAGCCAACTGGACCTGACCTATCGTGCCTTGGCCATTAACGGAATGGTGGCAACGATACAGGAGATCGCGGTCCATATCGGCCAGCCCGCCAGTGGTGGCGGAGTGTCCTCCAGAATTTCCGACCTGAGGATGCCTTCACGTGGATGGCACCACATTTTACGCCGGGGGAGGGACCCTGAGCTAGATCCTGGGGAGCCCTGGGAGTACGTCTATCTGGGACACGTCGTCGCCAGGACGGTTACTGGAATCCACAAGAGCATCCTGGATACCCTCCTAGAGTTCTCCGCCATGTACCCCGGCTATAGCCCCGAGTGGCGTATGGGGTGGCTGGAGTGGGACACGGTCAACGCCATGTTGGGTCCTGTGGATGAGGTCCTGGTCCTGGATCTGATAATGGACGGTCTGGTGGAATACGCCCAGATTGGGAGAAATGCGTTTTACCGTGGATGGGCCGCGCCGGACGGTCCGGACAAGACCAACCTGTCCCGAAAGCTATATAAGGCCCAGTGCGAGGAAGGATTCAGAACTAGATGAGAAAAGGAGACCCAACGAATGAAACGTGACACCAAAGGGCGGCCAGCCAAGAAAGCGGCCAAGCCCAAGACCAAGGCGAAGACCAAAACGGCCAAGCCAGCCCCCCCGGTCCGGCCGGATGAGTCCGCCATCGAAGCCCAGATCAAGGCGCTGGTGGAGATCAATCCCAGGGTCCGGCGTACCTCCGCGTTTGGGGACAACCACCATAACGCCATCGACGCCCAGATCAAGGTCCTGATCGGGAGAATGAGCGAGGATGAGGCACTCAACCACTTCGACGGAGATCCGGACAATATCCAGGACGCTATCAGGGACGCCGTGGATTGGCTTGAGGGGAAAGCGCCTTCCCTGGTGGAGTCATGGAGGGAGCTAGTCCGGTGAAATACCAATCCGAGTGGACGGCCATGATTCAGGACGGGGAGACGGTGGCCCTGATCTCCACTGGCGAACTGGCCATGATGTTCAATAACGCGATGACGGACAAATGCATCAGGCTGGTACTCCCCTACCCAATCCTCAAGCCGGTCCGCCTGTTCATTTTCGACCAAGCCGAAGGCCACCCAGGATCGGCCCCTACCCCATCTCCTACCCAGGCTCCAGAAGAGAGAGAGACGCCCCACGATTTGAATGAAGCGGTGAGCCATACCATCGAAGCGTTCAGCCACTCTAACGTCGTGGTCCGCGTCCTCTGGAACTTGGGTGTGGACTCTATGGGAGACCGGGCGATCTACTTCCGGATTGTCCTGACAGATGAAGTTGCCAAGCTGAACGCGAACGACTCCACCGGGGCTATCATGAGAATCGTCTACAACAAACTGAAGCCGGAGAATTGGGGACTGATTCCCTATTTCAGTTTCCGGAGCGAATCGGAGACGACCGGAACCAAAGACCGGAAATGGAGCCCCCCAGCCCAGGCCGGACACATCGGCCACAAGCCGGAAAGTTTAGAGTCTAAACTTTCCCAGGCGTTGAGGGAACTGGACTCCTGGAGGGAGACGGCCAAAGAGATGTCCGACAACAGGGACTATTGCCTTGGTCTGGTCGTGGAGATCGGCGGGCTGTTTGGGGTGGAAGCCAGGACCCAGGACGATGGTGGAGTGGTGGAGGACGTGCTGGTCTCCAAGGTCCCTGAATTGGTAAGGAATGCCCTTGCCGAACATGCCAAGGAACGGCTCAAAGCGGGCCAGTTGATCCGGGCTCTGCTGGAGTGGTTCCGATGACCGATCTTGACAGGAGACAAACGGAGGCGGTCCTGGAGACCTTGAGGGGCAGGCCGGAGTGGTGGATGGCCCAGCATGTGGCGGACCAGTTCTCCCCTCCCCTGAGCCTGTCCAGGACGGGTTATCTGCTGGACCGCCTATTGGATTCGCTCCTGGTGGAGCGGAGACGGAGAAAGAAGACGGAATGGGGCCTGTACACTCCCGAGGGGTATCATCGGTATCAGTACAGGGCCTTGACCAGTGAGGACCTGATGAAAGAAGAGGAAACATTACCATGACCAGAACGACTACCGGAACGACTATCCGCCTTTCGCTGTTGGCTCTCGCCTTACCGGCTCTGCTGGCGGCGCAATCTGTATTGACCGTAACCGGCACTCCAATCGTGAGACCGGGACAGACCGTGACGGCCACCCTGGGGCTGACATCGACGGTGGCTAACCCAGTGGCCGGAATCCAGTGGACCATTGGCATCCCCACTGGCTACACGGCCACGGCCGTTATTGGCACGGCCGGGACGGCGGCGGCCAAGACCCTCTACTGCACAGCCGACAAATCGAAATGCCTGATAGCCGGGGCGAATCAGAACGCCATCGCCAACGGGCCGGTAGCGGTCTACACCATCCCCGTACCAGCCGGAACTGCGGCCGGTCTGGTCCAGTTGCCGCTGTCGGGTCTGGAGGCCGGTGGAAGTATCGGGCTGGCGGTCCCCCTCGTCTCAGGCCCGGCGTTCTCGTTCCGGGTAGCGGCCAAGGCGGACCTTGACCTGGACGGAGACATTGACTCCGCCGATGTTCAGTCGATCATTGATCAGGCGCTTGGTCTGGTCCCCTGTACCGGCGACCAGAACGGGGATGGCAATTGCAAGATCCTGGACGTTCTCATCGTGATCTTTTCAATGAACCCGCCGATTGCGCTGAACAATATGAAGCAGATCGACTGGGCCAAGTACGGGGTGTCCTGGTCCGAAATGCAGGCTTTGAATAGGGGGGTGAATCCGGTGGCCCCGCTGGAACGCTGGTAGCCGGACTGGTGGCCGGACTGGTGGCCGGACTGGTGGCCACAATAGAATGGTGGCCGGAGGTCATTGGATGGTATGCCCAGACCGAACCTATCCGGACAGCCCAGGCGTTGTAGCTGCCACCTTATCCCATTCCGGAAACTACGCCCGTACCGGCTCTGTCCCCGCTGTAAGGTCATGGATGGGCTGGTACGGGTCATGCTGAGGCAGTTGGGCAGGCTGGAAACGGCGTTGCACAGGGAGCGTATGGAGATAGCCCGCCATGGCTCTAAATCGTCCGCTCTCCGGATGGTGGAATACCGCCTTCGCTACCCGGCGTTGACCGAGGCCGATTTGTTTGAAGCGGACCGGGCTATGGTGGCCGCCTTTCCTCAATCGCGCTACGCCGATGCCCAGTACGAACCGCATTGGAGGTAACCGGGGGGTATGAGATACAAGCGGCAAAGGGAGATCAGAATTCTCACTATGAGCAACGTGGCGGCCATGGTTAAAGCCGCCATGGAGGCTATAGGAGGATTTGTGGCTGCCGGAAGAGTGTTGACCGATCTGACGATCACCAGGGGGGTTGAACAGAACGTCTTCACCGTCTCATTACCGTCTGGAGAGGCCCCCGTCTGGTATATGGTGTTCTGGAACGGGATCAGATACAAGGAAGGCCTGGACTATGTCAGGGATGGGAACACGATCACGTTTTTACTCCAGACGCCGGAGCCGGGAGCGGTCATGTCGGCTGTAGGTTACTAGAACGGAGAGGACCGGATCATGCCTATCAAATACGCCACCCAGGAACAGGTGGGAGAACTCCTGGAGAGGACCAAGGCCGCCTCAGCTCGTGACCACGCCCTTTTCACGGTCATGTACTGGCGGGGCTTAAGGGCGTCGGAAGTGGCCACGATCCAACTTGACGACTGGAGGCCGGACACGGGCCAGTTGTTCATCAAACGGCTCAAGGGCTCCAACTCCGGCCAGTACTTCGCCGGTCCGGACGAAGTCAAGGCGGTATCGGCATGGGTCAGGGTCAGGGGCTCCCAGCCCGGCCCGCTGTTTCCCTCCCGCCACGGCCATGGCATCGGACGCCGGATGCTGGACAACCTGATCAAGCGGTATGCCCCGGCGTCGTGGCCCGCCGACATACGCCATTGCCACACCCTCCGCCATTCCATCGCCGTCCATCTGCTGGAAAAGGGGGCGGAGTTGCTGGCGGTCCAGAACTGGCTTGGACACCGTTCGATCCTGAGCACGATGGAATACACGGCCTTCACCAGCCCGATGAGGAAGAGGACTGAAAAGCTGGCCTATGAAAAGCCCGGTGAGGAACCCAGGGTGGACGTAAACTGGAAAGCCGACAGGAAGAAAGGGAAACGCAACGGAGGACGGAGGCAATGACCGACCGTGAGACCCAGGTCCTCAACTTCCTTCGGGACGCCGCCCGGTCCCTGCCCGATGAGTGGTTCACCCCGGCCCAGGTGAGTGAACTACTCAAGCCCTCTCATATCCACATGGCCAAATTCCTATGCGTCGTGGCCCTCAACGGTCTGGTGGAGGACAAGCTGGCAGTCCGGCGCGTCCGGCCCGGTCTCGGTCCTAAAGGGGCTACCCTGTGCGAGTACCGCCTGAGGGTGGTTCGCTAGACCAGTTCCCAGACTTCCGGGCCGTCCCGATCTCCCCTATCACCACCGTCATGTTGACACCCAGAGCCACGGCCAGACGCGCCAGAACGTCCAGGCTGGGGCTCCTGTTGCCTTGGCAGATGTGGGTAACATACCCCTTGCTCACGCCCGCCGCCTGGGCTATCTTGACCACACCCCCGGCCTTGGCCACCCGCTCCCCCAGGGCCGTCTTGGTGGCCACCTTGGTGGCCATCTTGGGGGCCGTCCTAGAGACCGTATTGGGGACCGTCTTGGGGACTTTAGTATCTAAACTTTTCTCATCCATGGCTCCCCGCCTCCCGGTAACCACTATATCTTGGAGTTGCCTGCCAGTCAACCCCAACATATACCCCATTGTCAAGCCGGAGCGCCCGGTGGTAGAGTCCTGTTCAGGCCCGCCAAGGCCGCCTAACCGATGCCCCGGCTAGGCTTTAGATACTAAAGTTCAGATCGGGAGACCCACTGCCATGATGCCTGCCATGATGCCCACAAGCCCAGAACAACAGAAAGCCGAACTGTACACCATCAAGAAACAGGTGGAGGCCAGTCTGGCCGTAGCCAACGAACATAGTGAGACGCTGGCCAAAGCAATGGAGCAATTCCAGAAAGCGGCCACTGGTGGTTCGAACTGGACTGAGATTGAGAAATTGGATCTACTGGCTTCCGGGCTCAAACTGTTCACCAAAGCCCAGAAATTAGCGGTTGACTCCAACATCGCGGTAATGGAGGCCCAAAAGGCCAACGTTGAAAAGGCCCTCCGCCGTCTGGAGTCACCCCTCCACTTGCCTATCATGAACCCATTCCCGCCCAGAGACGGCCGCTAATCCCGCTCTGGAGGATTGGTGTCATGGCCAAGGCGGAGAAATCCGGTAGAGTCAGGACCGAAAAGCCCTGGGTGGAAATGCACCAGGAGCCGGAGGACCTGGATACCAAGTACACAAACGAGGAGTGGGTGTCGGTGGCCCAGGACGAACATGGCCATTCTAGCCGCCTGGATATCCGCGTGAGCCCCCATATGGCCAGAGAAATCGCCCTCATCGTAGCCAGTAAGAAATTCCCCTTCAGAACCGTCCAGGACCTGATCGTCCACGCCGTCTATTGTGAGCTGTTCAAGCTACACAAGCTGGAGCCCGCCATGCCCCGCCATATCCTCAGCGCCATGGAGGCCAACACCGAACTGTTACGGGACGATCAGATCATGGTCAATATTCGGGACCACCTGGACCTGATGGCCAAACGCGCCATAGACCACCGTGACAGGGGAGACCACAAGGATGCGGCCCGTGTGCTGAACTCGTGCCGGGCCGCCATCAGTAATGTCAAGGATTCGGTTTGGAAACGGAAGTGGATGGCCGAATGGAAGGTTACCAGCCAACGTGTCCTGGACGGTAACAAAGTAGTTGAGATGCCATCGCCCGCGTCCCTGCCAGGACTGCCCAAACAGACTACGGAGTGAGTTGCCCGTTGCCCGTTGCCCACTGCCTATTGCCTATTGCCCGTTGCCCATTGCCCGATTGAATTGGATTGGAGAGTGAGAGATGAAAGCCACCAGCGTCAACCCGGCCCTGTCCGGTCTGTCGCCCCATGACCTGGGCCTGCCACCCAAGTTCAAGGCATGGCGGCCGGGCCAGACGGAAGCTATCAGCGCCGGTCTGGATTCAAACCGTCGATTCGTGGCCCATGCCATGCCCACCGGCTCCGGTAAAAGTCTGGTCTACATGGGTGAGGCCATGATGCGGGGTTGCCGGACCTGTATCCTGACCGCCACCAAGGGACTCCAGGACCAGCTACTGGCCGACTTCGGACATTGTGGTCTGGTCGCCGTCAAGGGCCGTGGAAACTTCGATTGTATAGAGGCCCCGCACGACCGGCCCCGGACGTGTGAGGACGGACCACACATGGGCTGTCACGAGTCGAAAAAACGCCGCAACGAAACGGACTGTCCCTACCGTGAGCAGTACTACACGGCGATGGATTCCCAACTGGTGGTCACCAACTACGCCTACTGGTGCGCCATCAACCAATACGGGGACGGCCTGGGCGAATTCGATCTGCTGGTCCTGGATGAAGCCCACGACGCCCCCGGCTTCATTTGTGACGCCGTCAACGTCTATATGACGGCCTATGACGTGATCCGGGTCCTGCAAACCGACTGGCCACGCTGGCCGCTCAATCCCAAAGAGTGGACCGCGTTTGCCCAGGCCAACATCGGCAAGGTCCAGCAACTGGCCACCGAGCTGGCCACCAAGATGCTCATGGGCCTGGACGGCGGACCGTCCGCCATGGATCGCCTTAAAAGCTACAAGCGCCTTGTGTCCAAACTGGAGATCCTGATCAAGCTACGTGGCCAGTGGGTTGTGGACGCCGTCCATGGCCGTGAGGACGGCTTCAGGATTCAGCTTGTCTGGGCCAAGGAATACGCCGAAGAGATCCTGTTCCAGGGCATCCCCAATATCCGTCTCATTTCAGCCACCATGATGCCCAAGACTCTCCAGATGCTGGGCTGCCCTCCAGACTCCTCCCGCTTCTACGACTACGACTCATTTTTCCCACCCTCGCGCTCCCCGGTCCACTTCATCCCAACCGTCAAGCTGAACTACAAATCCGACGAAGCCGATTATTGGATGCTGGTGGAACGGATCGACGAAATCCTGGACGGCCGCCGGGACCGCAAAGGCATCATTCATACCGTCTCTTTCGACCGTGCCAAGCGTATCCGGGCCTCTTCCCGCCATAGCCATACCATGATCCTCAACGACAACCGGCCCGGATCGGCCATGCGTACAGTGGAGGAATTCAAGTCCAGCCGGGAGCCCGTGGTCCTGGTCACCCCGTCAGTCTCCACCGGCTATGACTTCCCCTACACCGAATGTGAATTTCAGATCATCTGCAAAGCCCCATTCCCCGATCTCAAATCCGCCGTGATGAAGGCCCGCATGGATAAGGACGGCTCCTATCTCAGCTACGAAATGGCCATGACCCTGGTCCAATCCACCGGACGCGGTACCCGTGCCGACGACGACCAGTGTGAAAACTTCGTCATCGACGATTCGGTCCAGGCGGCCCTCAAACGGTTCCCCGGCCACTACCCCAACTGGTGGCGCGGTCTGGTCAGGCATATGGTGGAGGTCCCCCAGGCTCCCAAGGCCCTGGACCTGATAGACCTCATAAACCATTAGTCTTCTTTGGCTCTTTTGGGCCGGACCGCCCCTGCCACTTGGTCCGTAACCCATTGACGATAATGACCCCGGATGGCAAAAGTAATGGGAAGTTTAGACTCTAAACTTTTCCTGGGGCAGACAGACGGCCTCCCAGAGGGGGGGCCGGGAAAGACAAAACAGGAGAAAAAAACATGGGAATCATGTTGCACCCCGACACCTATATCAGGGGCGGGCTCATGCAGGATGTGGATGTCACCCTAACCAACCTGCGTTGGACGGAGTGGGACTACCAGGGTACGGTCAATCCCCCGGTACTGGCTTGCCGGATCACCATGGAGCCGTTGGATGGCTCCGACGAGCATGAGGAATTCCTCAGCGCCGGTAGCCTGGACAACTTCCAACCCAATCCGGACGATGACGGAAAGACGCTGATCAGCCCGAACGGGAAAGAGCATCTGACCCAGTCGTCCAACTGGTACCACTTCATCCGGTCCATCACGGACTCCGGGGGGGACCTGACGCCGCTTAAGGACGATATCAGCATCCTGGAGGGCTCCAAGTTCCACGTGGTCCGGAAACCGGCCCCCAAGCGGGACGGCGCGTTCACGGTCCAGAAAAAAGAGGGCCGGGAAGCCCAGATCCTGGTGGTGGACAAAGTGATCAGTCTGCCCTGGGACAAGAAGGGAGCCGGAGCCAAACGGACGGCGACGGCGGCGGCGACGGCGGCCAAACCCACGGGGGCGGCGGCCAAGACCAATTCGGTGGCGGCGGCTGCCACCACGGCTACGGCCACGGCGGCGGCGGCTGAGGAGGCCCAGGCGGAGGCTCCGGCCGGAGACGATGACATGAACAACATCGCTATCGGAGTGGTGACCGGACTGCTGGAAAAGGGAACGACTCCCATCAATCAGTTGAAGGTCTTTTCATTCCGCGAGTTGAACAAGGACAAGAGCCTGGACACCAAAACCAAAAACGCCATCAGTGGCGTGATCAATGCCGCTTGGCTGGCCGGAAACGGGTTTGTGGTGGACGGGGCCGACGTGTCCATGCCCCAGTAGGGGAATGGAGATGGTAGACGGCAATAGGCCAATCGGATGAGTGAACGAAAGGGGACCGGATCATGCGCCAATGGATAGTCGAACAGAACCACGTTCAGATGGACGATGGCCATGGCCGGTCCTCCGGAGTTCACGCCAGCGGGATCGTCAAGTACATCGCCGTCAGGGCCGGATTCCTGAAGATCGACGATGACGAGGAGGGGCCGGACGAGGTAGCCGTCCTGAGGATGAGCCTGGGTCTGGCCTGGGAGGAATGGCTCAGCACCAGGATACCGGGCATGATGTACCACTTTGGGGAGATCGAACAGGACGGGATAGTCATGACCCCGGACGGACTGACGCTAGATGCTACTGGGGGCCGGTTGCATGAATTCAAGCTGACCTGGAAGTCCAAACGGAGATCGGAGAACTGGTCCAAGGAATGGTATTGGATGGCCCAGATGAAAAACTACTGCCACGCCCTGGGAGTCCGTGAGGCTTGGCTCCATGTGTTCTGGGTCAATGGCGACTACCAGCGGGGATTTGCCAACGCCCGGCCCGAATATGCGGTATACGGCTTTGAGTTCACCCAGGGAGAGCTGGATAGCAACTGGGCTCAGATGCTCCGCTACAAGGATGAGGCCAAGGCCGAAGTACATGGCAAGGCTGAAGACCATAACAACGAAACGCCCGAACATACGGAATAAATGGATTGGAGAACCACAAAATGAGCGATGAATTCGACGCCGATTATATTGATGAGGTAGCCGGTATTGGGAAAAAGTCGGCTGGCCGGACGCAAGGTCCCAGGACGGCGGAGGAATGGGAGCGCCATACCTACGGGCGTCTGGCCAACGTGTTCAACCACCCCACGCTGATTCACGATCACCAGTTGGCCGCCGCTATTCAACTGATGGCCTTGCCCGTGCCGATGAAGGAAACGGCTATGATCCTGTTGGCCGATTGCGCCCGGCGTGAGGGTGGGGGAAGTCCAGAAGCGTGGATCAATCTGGGGAGCCTGTTGGCCCAGATGGACGCCACATGGTTCAAGGCCTGCCGGGAAGCCTGTGGCCGCGCCCTGGAGCTGTACGAAGGGTTGGACAGGCGGGAGCCGGACCCGGCCAAGTACCACACCAGGGAGCGGGCAGTCTGCTTCCACAACATGAGCGTATGCCACATGAAGGCCGGGGCTTTGCAACTGGCCCAGACCTACAGCCGCTGGGCGATTGCACTCTGGCCCAAACGGGCCGTCATGTGGTTCCAATTGGGGTCCGTGCTGGCCCGTATGGATGCCGCCTGGGGTACCCCGGAAAACGGTGGATACTACCGGCAGGCACTAGCCGCCTACCACGAGTGTTACCGCATGGCCAAAGAGGGAGGCCCCGATTCGGTGGACCGGGAATCGGTCAGAATCTCGGTACAGGACCGGAAAGACCGGAAAGACTGGAAAGACGGGGAGACCAGACCAAAACCGTATTCCATCGAATGGGGCGACCAGGACGCCGCTACCAGGACCGGCATGACGGTTCTAGCCCAGTCCATGATCGACGGACTCCACCTGATTCACGGGCAGATATCGGAGTTCCCCAACTTCAGACGTTGGCTCAATTACCCGGTGAACGATTACACGGTGGCCTGTAACAGAAACTCCGGACGGCTGACGGACCCCGGTCTGGTAAGCATGGAGAGACTGACCGGGCCAGTCGGGATTTACATGGAACAGGGACTTGGCGACCAGATACAGGCGCTCCCCAAACTGGTCCAGTTCATCCGGACCGTCGTCAAGGCCCGCAACTCAACCGATGGACGGATGTGGAGCGACGGCAAGGTATTCGGCCAGTGGCTCATCAAGATCGTCTGTCCGGTAGCCAACGCCAAATTGATCCATACCGTGATATCTCACGCCACGCTGGCCAGCGCCGTCGCCATTCAGAGCCCAGCCGAAGCCATGGACCAGTTCGACTCGGACCGCTTGTGGATTGGCCACATGGACATCCCCGCACTCCTGAACAGGCCGGATTGGCCGGATCAGGATATCGACCTGTCTGTAACCACCCCTCTAAGCGATCTGACTTTTGAGCTGGAAAAGGCTCTGGACCTGGACGAGTCCGGCTGCCCGGTCCGCCGCTACGACGGAGTAGCCAACGTGGGCCTTTGCTGGCACGGGTCTCCAGCCCACCCAGGCGACTGGGCCAGATCCGTACGGGATGACCTTGTGGCCGGTATCGTCACCAAACTGAGTCCGCACCTGGGTTGTGATCCACCCATGCGCCTGTTCTCGGTCCAGCGGGCCTACTACCCAGGCCAGATCCGGATGCCGCTGGGAGTCCAGGACCTGACTCCCCATATCGGCTCCACCCACGATCTGGCCGTGTTCCTGACCGGCATGGACGCCGTGGTGACGGTTGATACGGTGGTGGCCCACCTGTGCCGCCTCCTGGGTATCCCCGTATGGATTGTCCTGCCCTACTGCCCGGACGCCCGCTGGGGTATGCCCCCCTGGCACGGCCAACTGGACCTCAACAACCTTCCGGACTGTGTGGATGGGCCAACGGAAAGATGCCCGGTCTGGTCCACCCAGCCGGACCCCACGACCAGGATCTACCGGCAGAATCCACCCAATCCCACCTTTGCCGCGCCCGTACAATGCGACTTCAGCCCCTTCCCCAGCGGTCCGGAGGCGACCGAACCGGACTATCAGTCCTATTCCATGGCCGTGGCCTTCCAGGCCGCCTACAGGGCCGCCCAGGCCCATGTGAGGGGTCTACTGGACTACACGATCAGGGAGGCTGACGGCGACCGGGATAACCCGGACTCCCCGGACACTCCCAGATCGGCGGAAGCCCTCCGCCGGTCGATAATGGACGCCGATTAGGGAAAAGTTTAGAGTCTAAAGTTTTTACCAAGAGGAGAACAGATATGGAAGACAAGAGAAGCGATACGCCAATGGCCCAACCCCAGGAGGCGGACAGAGACTGGCCTGTGCCGGTGGACGCCCACCTGGAAATGGTGGAGATTGAGCGGCCGTCCTATGTGGCCGGACTGGGAGACGCGCCGGATAACCCGGTCCGGGTACTCCCGTTTGAGTGGCCCTGGGCGGCCAAGTACGCCGAATCCGGGGACGCCAAACACTACGGGTCTCAGTTCAGCCGGGTCATGATCAGCCGGAATGAGGAATTCATGTCATGGCTGGTGGAGACCTACGGGGAGTACATCGACGCCGAAGTGGATGTGTTCCGGCTGTTCGTCCAGCCCAATTCGCTGGCCCTGGACATCGGGGCCAACTGCGGGCTCCACACCTTGGCGCTGGCGGGATTGGCCCATCGGGGTACGGTGTTCGCCGTGGAGCCCCAGCGGCTGGCGTTCCAGATGCTCTGCGGCAATCTGGCGCTCAATGGGGTGTACAACGTGGATGCGGCCAGAGTGGCGGTAGGGGCCACCCAGGCGCTGATAAAGGTCCCCACCATCAACCCGTTCCTGGTATGCAATACGGGCGGGATGAGGATGGACCCGGTGTCTGACAACGGGGACGTTACCCAGATGGACACGGTGGATAACGCCAAGCTGCCTCCGTTCGACTTCATGAAAATCGACGTGGAGGGAATGGAGGTCGATGTCCTGATGGGGGCGGCCGGAAGCATCGCCGAATACAAGCCGGTGGTCTACCTGGAATTTGAATGGAACAGGCCCAGGATCATGGAGACGCTGAAAGAGATGGGCTATGTGGCCTACAGGCACGCGGCCCGTTACTTCAGGAGAGATAACCCGAAACTGGCCCCGGATCAGATCGCCAGAGGGCAGGACAGCCGGAAGACCAGTGACATTATCTCGGATATGCTCATCGGGATTCACGCCTCCGATATCAGGCGGCGAAACGTGCTGGAAGCCTCCGACGTGGCCGATGATTGCAAGCTGGTGGGTTGAGGGAAAGAAAGAGAGGACGAAACAGATGGATGAAGACACGGAGAGAAAAATACCGACGCTGGACGATCTGGCCGGAATGGCGGAACGGGGGTTGATAGAGAACGCCACCCAGGTCTGGGACATTATCCGGAAAGAGGCGCTGGGACTGGTGGAATCCAAGCGGGTCCTGGAGGTCATGACGGCCCAGATCAAATCCAACCTGGAGGCCTATAAACAGGCGATGAAGGACCAGAGCGCGATCTCCCTGTATCTGCGGGAGAACTACACCGCCGAAATCAAACAGGGCAAGCATAAGGGCATGACGTTCGCCGACGTGATCGTCATGTACCTGAGCCGGGAAAGAGAAGCCAACAGGTCCGCTATTGTGACCGGACGCCCTGGTGGAGGGATTCAGTGATGGGTGGATATGAGGGTTATGAACACGCCACCAAGGCGCTGGACAAGCGGGCCATGCTGGCCATGGGCCTGGAGGAGGCCCAGGACCGGCTCCACCCGCATCTGATGATATGCTCCAGCGCCCATGAAAAGAGGGGCAAGACCCACTGGGCTTTCACCATGCCCGGACCCATCGGCGTCATCTACACGGACACGGGGACCAAGGAAATCGCGGCCAAGTTCAAACGGGACTTCGGAAAGAAGATATTCCTGTATCACTACGCCGTTCCCGACAGGGCCGATTCCACCAGGGAGAAAGAGGCCGAATGGGACAAGCTGAAAAAGAACATCCGGGAGATGGCCCTGAGCGGGTATTTCCGGAGCGTCCTGATGGATACCGGGACGGAGGTCTGGGAAACGCTGAGGATGGCCCGGTTTGGGAAACTCACCCAGGTCATGCCCCAGCACTACACCGAAGCCAATACGGAGATGTCCGATCTCATCAAGGTGATCCACACCAGCCCCATCAACTCGGTCTGGATTCACAAGGTCAAAAAGGAATACAAAGGCACGGCTGGAAAAGATAGCTGGACCGGCAAGTTTGAGCGGTCCGGCTTCAGTCAGATGGGCTATATGGCCGACGTGGTCATTGAGCACGACCGGGCCAAGACCGACGATGGCCTGGAGTTCTACATCCGGATTCTGGACAGCCGCTATGAGGCGGAGAACCTGATCGGGGAGGAGCTACGGGGCGGCCTGTGCAACTTCCCCACGCTGGCCTCCATGTGTTGGCCGGACACCAATTACAGCTATTGGGAATAGGAAGAAGGGAGACCAACAAATGGAAAGACAGAAAGACAATCCGGGGGTGGAGGCCGTAGCGGTCATGCCACCCCTAAAGCCAAAGTCCAGACATCCGGACGATCCAGGTTTCACGATGCCATCTAACTTCGGATTCGGGAACAAGGCGGTACAGCCCCAATACCACCAGATAAGCGGGCGGTCCTTTACCACTATCCGGAATCATGACGGGGAATGCCTCCTGATCAGGCGGGAGGGGAACGAGGTCATTACCATCCCCACGGGCATGGACTACGCCTTGGCGGACCGGATTGAGCGGCTGATCGGCCGATTCTGGAAATAACCCATGGCCGCCGTTCAGACTCTCCAACCCTTCATCGAACTGGACGACCGGGCCGGGTCGAAGGATCTGGCCCCCCACTTGCGCCATAGGGGTCTGGAGATAGCGCTCACCCGGCTGGAGTACGGGGACCTGAGTTTCGACGGCTCAGGCCCCCGTGGGCCGGTCCTGGTCGGGGTGGAGTATAAGACCATTCGGGACCTGTTGGCCTCCATGCGTTCCAGGCGGCTCCCAGGCTACCAGTTACCGGGCATGGTTCGCCGGTACGACTACTACTATCTGATCGTGGAGGGCATTGTCCGGGCCAGTGACGACGGCCTCCTGGAGGTCCCCAGGGGCGGTAGCTGGACGGCGTTGAGGAATTCGGCCAGCGGACCCGGCTACCTGTGGCGGGAGTTCGACGGATACCTGAACAGCCTGGAGATGAGGGGGGGAATCAGGATCAGGAGAACGGCCTCCATACGGGACACGGCCGCCCAGGTGGACTCCCTAGCCCGCTGGTGGATCAAGCCCTGGGAGGACCACAAATCGGTTGGCACCAGTATCTTCTACCAGCCCCCGGACACCATCGGGCTTGCCAGTTTCGCCGCCCCCAGTCTGGTCCGTCAGGTGGCCGCCCTGCTGCCGGGGATCGGCTGGGGAAAGTCGGCCGCCGTGGAAAACAAATTCAAGACGGTCCTGGACATGGTCGCCGCCGACCAGAGGGACTGGGAGACCATACCGGGAATCGGCCCCACCATCGCCAAACGGGCCGTGGACAGCCTGAGATTGAGGAAGGGAGAGACGGAATGAGCAAGAAAGCCAAACCTACATACAAGCTAAGCGCGTCGGCCCTGGACATCCTGAGGCAGATGGCCGAAAGGGGGACCATACGGTCCAATACCGGGGGTTTTGTCCAGATGGGTATCTGGTCGTGCTGGTGGCGGGACATTACCTATGGTCCGTTCCTGTGCCGCCATCCGGACAGGAGACGGTTCAGGCGGAGCGTCATGGAACGGCTAAGACTCAGTGGATTCATCACGTCAGTCACATTTGGGCGCAAGATCGGGACCATGTACCGGCGCTGGAGGATCACCAAGCTGGGACTGGAGACAGTGAAGTCCGGAAAAGCTGGAGAGGAGGATGCCAATGCCGGGGTCTATGCCGCCCTGTCCCATAACGACTTCAACCGCCAGTGATTGGCTGGACTTCCAGCGGGAGTTCTTCGGTCTGGCCTCAATATGGCTCCTGTGCCGGTGGGTGGCCATGGACCACGGCCAATTCGCTCATTACCCGTTCACCGATCCGGAAGGCTGGGGTATCACTCTGGGGGAACTGGACTACGGAACCGAAATGCACCTGTTGATTGAGGAGTGGAAACGGAAACGGGAACTGGAACGGAAACGGCCCGACTGGGGCCGGGAGGAGATCAGGAATTACTATGGCTACTACGAATAAGCCCACCCAGCTCATGTTGGACATTCTGAAGCAGATGGACAGCCGGGGTCCAGTAGCTATCAAACGGGGCATGATGTACCCGGAATGGTCCCAATCTGGCGCTTTGGTGAGTTCCTACTTGGGGCGAGTCACCTACTCCACATTTGTAGCCCTGGACAGTCGTGGCTTGGTGTCTCATAGGGTGGTCAAGCTGATCGACGGCCGCATAATCCGGGAGTATGTAATCACCGAATCCGGGGAGGCCGCCGCCCGTGTCAAATGAGCGCCGCTGTCGCCTCTGCCCTTCCCGCCGCCTCCCCATCCTTGGGGAAGGCCCCCAGCCAGCCCGCGTCATGTTCATCGGTGAGGCTCCGGGCAAGGAAGAGAACAACCGGCGCGACCGGGAGGGCCACGGCCATCCCTTCATCGGCGATTCCGGCAAGGAACTCCGTCACCACTACCTGAAGCTGGCCGGGCTCAAGGATTCCCAGGTCTACATCACCAATCTGGTCAAGTGCATTCCCGACGAAGCCGGGGGCAATCCCAACCCCCAACTGGCCGCCTGTTGCTCCGATGAGTTTCTGGCCCGCGAGATCCGCTACACCCAGCCGGAGGTCATTGTCACCCTGGGGGCTGTCGCCTGTCATACCCTGTTTCCCGGCCTTGACCT